TAGGTTTATTTTGAGGGAATCCCGCTTCAGTTCTTAATTTTTTAGCTAAAGAGAACACTGCTGCGTATTGAAACATTTGATTCCCAAGCCACCCATAATATCCAGGCGCAAAAGTAATCATACCTCTAGTTCAAAATTTGTAAACTCAGGTTGATCCCTTTGAAAAAACAAGGGGGAGTTAGGTGTTAAAATATTAAAATTTCTATGTATGCTCGCCAGCCCTACATCAAAGGGTATATTTTCCTTTAATGATTTTAACACAATATCTTTGGCGGCATCTATGTAAGTTTTTGAAATATATAATATTGCATGAGTTGAGCACATATTAAATACTCTTTTGTAGTTTTTATTATACTGAGTAGCTAAAACAACTCCCTTATGCCCATATGGGCTATTCCGTATATATCCGTGATTTGATATTCCAAAATAAATAGCATCAGCTTCTTCTGGGACGCTCCAGATAGTTTTATCCGAGCTTAGAGAACAAACATCATCCTCTAATACTAAAGTATTCTCTCCCATCCCATGAAGTAGTTTGTAGTGCGAGCTACCACAACCTATAATCCCCAAGGTATGCTTCACAGCAGGAAACCTCTGTGCCTCTATTCCTAATTTACTAATCTCTATCATAGATTGGTTTAGTCTGTTTTGGTCTTCATCTAAATTAATAATATAATTAGTAGTATTAGTTAAATCAATAAGTTTTTCCATGATTCTAATATCCTATCTTCTTCCCAATATTCAGAATGTTTAGAAGATCCAAACAGGTCGTTGAAGGGAATTCCATGCTGTTCGCACTCATGCCTAACCAACCCGTAAGTCTCAGCCCTGCTTGCATGATAAACAGAATCAATCATATTGTACATAACTGTTTTATCATCGTACTTCCCTACTATCTTAACTCTCTTGTTGTTCTTTATTAAAGGTTTAACATGTTCCTGATAATATTCTTCGCTAGTTACACTTCCAAAAATAAGTATTCGGGTATCTTTAGGCTCTGATTCTAAAGCAGACTGAATCGCCAGAGCAGTTTGCTTGTGGCTGTCAATGCTCCCTATTATACCCACTGCACCTCGTTTATGTGAACCTTTTCTCTCTCCTACACTAATAATATTGGGAATTACTTCAGAGGGATGATCCACACCATGCCACTCTCTCTGCCAGTTTGACACATACTGGATAACGTCTACCCCTCCCATAGGATAATCTTTAAGGGGGTACAGGATGGTTTCATGGCAAGACAAAATTACCTTCTTGAGAGGAAATTTATTATCTTTCAAAGGTATGTAATGAGCTATGAGTGTATCATCATAATCAGATATATCTAATCTAGATGTGTGCTCAGACCTACACTTATCTAAGTGCCATTTATGTGGGCCATAGAATGTAGTATCAATGCCAGCTTTATTTAGCAAATTAGTTAGATTAATAAACGCTACCGTTGAACCGCCTGGATTAGACCATCCCGATAGTATTCTAACCTTGCCCATTAAAAACCCACTCCTTGTTATAAGTTGCGTCTTTATGTCTTTCGTTAAGCAGTTTAAAGCACTCTTGGTATAATTCCAGCCTGTGCTTTACCACCTTATTGATATCGAAGTATTCGTCCGTTATTTGACGTAAGTTACGTCCCATCGTCTCAACGTGCTTAGGGTTTTTTATACATTTCGAGAGGATACGGACCCACTCGCTTCTGGGTGCATCGGGGTCTATTAAATACCCTGTCTCCCCGTTAACTATAGTTTCATCGTAGCACCCTACATTGGAGGCTATCAAGGGTACTTTGTATCTTCCACACTCAGCTACCTTAATCTCACTCTTACTATCATTAAAATCGTTCATCTGAAGTGGTGCTATTGCCAACTCCATATTGGCATACATGCTTCCATACCTATCAGGAGGAAGAGCTTGACCTACAGACCAGTTACTTGCTTTCTTAAATCCCTTAAGGAGTATCCTTCTATAGTTATCCCAAACCTCATTCTGCCATTCTTTGGGTTTTCCCTTTTCCGTAGGTTGGGGCGCACCATAAAAATCCCATTGAACTCTTTCTTTTCCCACCTTCTGATTAACCGACCAAGGAACTCCAGCAAACTCTTTAACGTCTTCCTCATGGTGAATCCCTCCTGCCCAACCAACACGAGTTATTTTTTTTATCTTTATTCTCTGCATGTTCCAACAGGGGAGTTTGTAATCAATAGAATTTTTTACGACCGCCAACACTCCACCTACATAAGGCTTAACTCTCTCAGCAAATTTCTTTTGAGTTACAGTAACTAGATCAGCGGTATGGTACATCCACTTAGTTATATCGTATAGATTCTTTTCTTCGTAGACTTGCTTCAATCTATGTCCATCATACAGATCAATAAGAAGATCATCGGTATCAAAATGGACGAATTTCCCTCTCTGCTTTGCCAACCCTATTACTCTTGCAGTATAAGGTCCCCCAAAGTTAGAAATGTTATTTATGAGAACGATATCAGCCCAATCAAGCAACGGGTAGTCCGCTTCATCTGGGGGCATCTCTCCTGTTTTCTCATTTAGATTTAAGGGGTTCTGTGAGAACTGTACTTCCACTTGGTCTGAGTACAACTCTGCTATTTTCTGTAATGGCATAATGAGGCGATAGTAAGCACATCCTCCCTCATTTGCATAAACACCAAGTATTTTTAATTTCTTCATTCATGTACCTAAAAAAAGAGGAGACAGTGTTCACACTATCTCCTCATTATAGATGAGCCTAATTAATATAATATTAATAATTACGGTTCTTTTTTATCAGGCGGTACAATATAATAGCCTTCAGGGATAACTACTTCATCGTCCGTAAGCACCCATTGCCCATCTACCTTAACATAAACCCTACCTTCAACGTCTGGTCCAATCCTTGCGATTGATCCCGACTCCACGAATACCGCTCTCGTACTCCCGCACCCTATCATGCAAAGACTTGCTGAGAATAGGATCAACAGCATCAGCCTTCTTCCCCGTGTCAGGAGCTTCGATTTGAGCGACGACAGTAGGTATAATAGCTTTGAATAGAGATGAGATAAGATCAATGAGCCACGCCACATTCTAATCCTCGCTGCTGTCTGTTATAGCGGGGCCAACATTAAACCAAGTCCAAGGCAAGACAATATTAAAGTCTGCCCATGACCATTCATGTGTATGGAGATCCCCTAAAAAGGGCATATTAAACTGGGGAGCTGCGTCTCCAGGAATAATATCTACAACCATATCATCTACGGCTTCTACAACCACAATGGGTCCAATACCTGCACACGCTCCAAGACTGAGCATAGTAAACATAAGACTAACAATCAAAAACTTCTTCATTTCTTATCTCCTTGAACTATTCGAGCCACGAGACCTTGAAGCTTGGGCATACCCCAACTCACCAAAAGCTTATACGCTGGTCCCTTTGCCATTGCAAGGGCGTTACTAATAGCAAGCTGCTTTGCTTCTTCTCGTTCTTCTTCAGTGAGCTTGCCATCTGCGGCTGCTCTTTTACGGAAAGCTACAAACTCATCACCAGTCTGGGCAACCCCATCCCGAAGAGCGTCGATAGCCGCATTCTCAATTCCTTGTTTTCGTAACCAACTATAAAATAATCCTAGGCACCAAACAAGACCCGTGCCTACAATACCCCACACTGCTTCGCTCAGTGCTAAATTTTCCCAAATACTTGCAAAATACATACTAATCTCCTAGCTTTGCATCTTATTGAGGAACTCATCATCAGAGCCCCCAACTTCAGGTGTATCTTCATACGCCTTGCTTCTCAATGAAACAGGTGTAATTTCTTCTGTTACATTTACCATATCCTCATACTCTTCTACCTTCACTAATCCGTGAACATCATGAAGAGTGTCCATCCATTCAGCAATCTCAGACTTAGATCCAGCCTCGCTTGGCTTTGGTCTTGGTTGAGATTGATCATACTTAGGCCACTGTCCTTCCATGATCTTAATAATCTTAAAATCATGCCCATTACTTAGGTCTGTAATGTCTCCATAATCTTCATCCAGAATAGTGTTTAGGATCTTCTGGAAGAGCATGATTCCAACGGAGAGGATCTTAACCTTATCAGATTCCCGATCCACTACGTTCATGTAGTAGCGTGATCTTGGTTTGATCTGTCGGGCGAGGGTTTCATCCTCTGCTACTCCTGTCTTCCAAAGACTAAAATAAAGATCGCACAGAGGACACTTCTCCCCATGAATCTTACGACAGTGCATATTCCGTATCTTACCATCTGATCCCGTAACACGGTGGATCTTTGTTTCCGCATAGAAAGGAGTATCCTCATCCTTTCCTGGAAGTAGACGGACTACATTATTACCTTCCTGCAACTGAAGGAAGTTATCAAGGAAGGACGTATCTCCTCCTGAGCTGGGGTTTGCGATTTCTGCGTGTTTACGCCTGATTGCTTCGAGGTCTAAAGCCATTTTAGTTTCTCCTGTTAAAAAGTGGTTATTATGTTATAGTCGTCCTACGATAAAAATTAACTATAAAGTTTGGTTTCTGATCTGCTGTTTGCTGATAATTGGACTAAAGAATCCTTTTTATGCTCCAAGGCAGAAACCATCCCTTTGACCGTTAAATATCGGTGGGATGCTTCTATTGCTTTTCGATCTGCTTCGATGTAACCATCCTCTGTGCAGATGAGAGCGTCTAGATCTTTTGCCGTAAGTTTTAGATACGCTGAACTCTTGCATTCCTTCCTAAGACGAGAGCTTATAAGATTTAGCTCACTAGTAGCTTCGTCCAACTCCTTCTTAGAAAGGGATAAAAGAGCCATGTATTGCTGGAAAATAACAGGGTGTTCTATTAACGCCCCGTTTATGTCATCTCTATCAATTTTACTCAGCTCTTTTCCAATCAAGGTAAAATTTTCCCAAGTAAAATCTCTGTACGCTTTTAAAAGGTCATACATTAACGTCTCCGAATATAATGGTGGTGGTGAACAGGTACTACAGGATAACACGGAACCGTGTACACCCGCATTAGTCGGTGCCTTCTCACGGGTTTAATCGTGACATTGCACCCACTCATTATAATCGAAGTTGCCAAAATTGCAACCAAAATCTTTAATTTTTTCATCATGGAACCAAACTATAAGTTATTAAACCAACCCCAGCGTCAGTCGATGAAATACATAAATCTTCTCCAACAGCACAGTCTCCTATTCCCCTAAAAACCTCAGGACTTGTCGCAGGTTGGGTCAACGCATAATCGGCTATAGGCATTTGCCCTGTTAAACTAGTTCCTGTACCTCCAGTAGAGGCAGAAGAAGATATATTAACATATTCTAAAGTAGTCGTGGGGGTGGTGATATTATAGCCAAGAAGCCTGATTTTCCTTCCATCCCCTGGGGTGGCTACTATCTGAGTTGTTCCCGCTGCGTCCGCAGCAAAGGCAACTGATGTTGTTTCTATAGCAGGGACTCCCGCATGTTTTGTGGCACTTCTCGCACCACCTACTGACATAAAACTCATGTTATTCTTTCCTTTCTAAAATTAGCTCGAATAATTCTTTGTTTAAAGCAAGAGCTGACATAAGCCCTCTACTAACGCCCAATGTTAAAAACTCATTGCTTGCGTTAGGTATATACCCTTCGGGACAGTTATCTCCTAACTCTCCTTTCTCGTGTCCACCAAACCCACATACTTCCAGAAGAATATGTGTTATTTCGTGAAGCACCGTCTCTATCGCTGTCTCTGTGTTTGCAGTTGATTGAAGAAAAATAGTACAATCATCAAAATCAGTAACCCCCCAGCAAGCACAACCAGTATCTGCCAGATGATCTTTAACAGTTATCTTAAATTTACGGTACCCTGCGTTAAAGTAGAGGCCATCTATCTTTTTTAATAAATTACATTTCTTCTTCTGCGTCATCCTGCTCCCCCTCTTCAATTCTAAGCGTACTATAGTTTATATTAAGGGGGACCGTAAAAAAGGCTCTTCCATTTCTAACTTTCATAGCATATAAACGCATCATCCCCTCGTCATACTCTTCCCTGCTCTGATTCAAGGATACAGCTAAATCAACAGGTCTAATTTGACCGTAGGAATCCCCTAACTCTGAGTCTGTGATTAGCCTGACATTTCGTCCTTGGCGATTTGTCTGGGTCGCAGTCCATACGACACAATTATGCTCTTGAGCCATCCCACGCATTTCTGAGACTGTCTGTTCCATCGCCTCGTACTTAGCCATCCCTTTGTCATTAGACCGCAAAAGTCCTATGTAATCAACGATGATAACATCAGGCTCAAACCTCTCATGGTTTCGTAAAATACTTAAAAGAGCGCGAATACCGTGGACCGAGGTAGAGCCACAAGGGAGTTCTTTAATAACCAGATCCCCATTTGAGAACTTCTCCTTAAACAGATTAAGACGTTCTCTTACCTTAACGAGAGAAGTAGGATCAGACTTCATCTTCCTCTGTGAGATTAAAGATGCAATAGAGTCTAGTCGTTGGGCTACCCTATCCTCACTCATCTCCAATGAAATATAGAGGACCTTTCTATTCTCCATCAGCGACTGCACACATTGGTTGGCGAGAAAAAGAGACTTTCCTACTCCAGGAGGAGCTACTACCATTCCTATTTCTTTCCTTTGCAACCCGCCTTCAACCGCACTATTAAGGGTTGGGATCATGGTTTTAAACATGTCCCTCTCCTTATCTGACACTTCATAAAGCCTTCTAAATCTATCTGATATATCAGAAAAGTAGTTCTGGCCTATGTCTACCTGTCTGGATACTGTTAGAGCCTCTCTAATATTATTCTCAATAGCCCCGTAGTTCTCATTCTTAAGGTGAATTATGCTGTCTTTAATGGCTCCCTTAAGAGCTTCCTTCTTAGCAAAGTCTTCAACCAAATCAAGAACATACTCTTTGTTCTCTATGGACTCGGGATTAATAGCATTGATATCCTCAAGCTCTTCAACATAATCGGAGATCTTACCATTATCTCCCAGCTCCTTCCGAATATCCTCTATGATAAAATCATCTGTTGGAATGGATAGATATTCATCGTAATGAGAAACCACAGCCTCATAAATTCTAGCATGTGCAGGGTACTCAAAGTACTCAGGAGATACCAGAGGTGCAATCTGGGAGAAGAAATCATGGTCGTTCTTCAGAAGGTAAATAATACCTCTCTGAACATTGGAGGAAAAGGGATACATTATTCAAGTCCTTTTTTGTCTGGGGTTGTCATTATATCTACGTTAGTTTTTGTCTGTGCTGTGGGGTCTATGTCTGATTCTTTGTAAATTTGTTGTGCTACTTCTCTGTAGTTACGAGCCTTTTTATCAATTACTTCCTCGGCGTTACCTTTGGATCTTTTAATCTCTCCCCTCTTCTCAAGGACTTCAAGGTCAGGGGTCATCACTTTATAATGATGAAACCCAGTGTCCATCCTCTTTTCTGAAGATTTCTTGGCTTCTTTCATGAAGTGGTCCGCTGAACTCTTAAAGTTCTTATGGGTCCAAGTGTTCGCCCCATAATCATTGCAGTAGAATCCCGCCCCAATAAACCTAACACTAGGGGTATCATAGCTTCGTTCACATAATTTCCCACACTCCGCACACTTAGTTTTTTTAGGAGCCTTACCCATACGGTAATCCCGCTCCCATCCTAGCTCACAATCGTAACAAGCCCATGTATATGTTGGCATAATTACTCCCTCCAGCCTTTCTTACCCTTATCCACATTCACCTCCCTCAAGGGAGCAAACGTCCCCTGATTGTACTCCTTCTTCCACTTTATCAACTCTTAAGTATCTATCTATTGTCTCTTGTGTTAGGGGGATCGCTGTCAACGGCTCATTCCCCTTAGAATTTGCCCTATAAACAGTTAGTCCCTTCAAATACTGTGCGTACTCTAACGCTGTCTTATTGAAGTCCGCAGCCGTGGCTTCTTTAGGGAGATTGATAGTCTTGCTCAAACAATTATCTATGTACCTCTGGATTGTAGCTTGAACTTTAATATGCTCCTCGGGCTTCACCTCATAAGCTCCCACGAAAACATTTTTAGCGTCATCTATACGCCCAACATCAAAATATTTCTTCAACAAAGGATCTACCACCACCTGCTCCTTCCAGATATTGGAATGTCTCCATCTTCTAAGATATATAGGTGAGAAGATAGGTTCAATACCTGTAGAAACTCCCATTAACATACTAGTAGTTCCACATGGAGGAATCGTAAGCATAACAGCGTTACGAATGCCATGAGACTTTATAAGCATCCTAATACGAGCGGGTAAAGTCCGAGCAAATTCCTCTTTTAAGTACTTAGTGTAATCAAATTCAGGAAAAGGAGCTTTGTCCCTAGCTAGATAAACAGACTGCTTATACGCCTCATCTCGGAAGGTAGTAAACAGCCGATCCAAAAACTCCAAACACTTCTCAGACCCATACCGTATGCCCATCTTAATTAACAGGTAATGAAGCCCCGTAACACCCAACCCAATCCTTCTTGATCTTTGTGCTACCTCTTGGCACTCTTTTGTGGGAAAATCATTAACTGAGAGGACGTTATCCAAAAATCTTATGCCAGTTCTAATAGTCTTAGCGAGACGTTTCCAGTCTACATCATTCTTAGAGGGGTCATACATATTTGATAAGTTTACATTACCTAAACAGCAGTTCCCATAACTGGGGAGGCTTATCTCCCCACATGGGTTTGTGGAATCTAAACTCTCAAAGTAAGAAACATTAGTATACCTATTTGCCAAACTAATGTTGTATATTCCTGGGTCTCCAGATTCTACTGAGTTCTCCCAAATAATATCCCACAGTTCTCTAGCCTTAATATTATTTTCTTCGAGAATCTCAAACTCGTCTAGCCAATGAGATTTATGGAAATAGTTAGCACGTTGCAAAGCATCTTCCTTGTCTGTGCCTATTACACTTAGGATCTCATCTTCTTCCGTGTCCTCATTTCTCCTCCGAGCATCAAACGACATATATTTCTTGTTATTGAAGGTGAAAACCCAATCCTCATCCAGCTCCACAGCTTCAAGGAACTCATCTGTTATAGCCACAGAAATATTAAAATTATTAAGCTCCCCTAAATCTAACTTTACCTTTAGGAATTCAAGGATATCGGGATGGTCAACATTAAGAATGCCCATAAGAGCAGTACGTCTATTCTTACCTGCCCTAACATGCTCTCCTACCTCATTAATCATCTTGAGGACTGACACTGCTCCTGGAGCAGAATTAGATACAGATCCTATGTGATCCCCTTTGGGACGAATCTTCGACACATTAAAGCCTACTCCACCTCCTGCACAAGAAATTCTATACATGTCCTGTACAGTCTTCCCTATCGAATCTACAGAGTCTTCAGGGATAATAACATAACAATTTAAGAGGTTGTGTCTCCCTGCGTTCCTCCCAGCACCAAAAATAATCCTACCTCCAGGGATCAGATCTCCTGAGGAAATAGCTTCAAAGAATCTTTTTTCTATTTTTTCTTTATCTTCGTCTCGTTCAGCCGAGGCTATCTGCTTGGCTATTACTCTAGACCTTTCGGACCAAGAGGATTCTCCTGGATATGCATACCTAGTTTCAAAAATTTCCTGTCCCAATTTATCCAGAGTTGTTATTGCCATTTTTGCCCTTTCCAATGATTTTAGACTCGCCTCGGGCTTTAATTATAGTGATGCGAGGTGCAGAATCCAACAAAGTTTTTAGATGCTTGTTGTGCGTTATGACGAAGACGTTCTTAGTCTTTTTGATCTCGTTCAGGAGAAGATGAAGACCTTGGATGCCCTCCTCATCAAGATTTTCAGCTACTTCATCAAAGAATACTATGTCAAGTTGATTTTTATCGGTCAAGGATAAAAGGTCCCTTAAAGCAAGTAAAACACTCAAATTGATCTTTCTTTTCTCCCCTCCCGACAAAGATATATAATGCACTTCCTTATCAGAAACCAATATTTTCTCGGATAATTCCTCATCAAATTCTAAATAATATCCATCATTAGTTAAAAAAGAAAGGTAATAATTTATTCTATCGTTGAAGTAAGATAAAACATTACGAATGATATATTTTATTATTCCTTGTTCCGAAAAAGCTTTCTCCCAAAAGCGCATTATTTCATACTTTTTATTAAATTCTATCTTTTTATTTCGAGATTCAGATAGCTTAAAATTGTACTCCTCTATCTGTCCTTCATAGATTTTCTTTTTAGATACTAAATCTTTTAAAGCTAATACAGAAGAATAGTCCTGAGAAGAGATAGGGTAGGGATCAGGAATTTTTATATCATTTTTCTTATCCTCCAACTCTTTCACTTCTTCCTCTAATCTTATTACTTTTGCTAAGTTCTTCTCCCAATGGGATGAGGGTAGCTTCTGCTTGCAAAGGTGACACGAGTTACTTTTTGCTTGAGATTTTAAAGTTGAAATCTCTTTATTCTTTTCATCTATTGATCTCTTTATAGATCTCTTATCTTTTAATAAAGAATCAATAAGGTTCTCT